TTTTTCAGTAGATTGTTTTTTTGGATCGCTGTATTGTGAGATTTTATATTTGAAAGTTTAGAGTTCAAATCTCCCATTTCTGTCCCGAAATCAGGACGATCTGGAATTTCTTCTAAATCACATTTTACCAAATCTAACGTAGAGTTATTGTTGACCCACTTATTGATAGTCTCTATACGACTTTCTAACGTATTGACTTCAAGTCCTAATTGCTTAGCTGTATCCTTAAATATCTCAAACAACTTGGTATACTCGCTTAGGTCAAATAGATCTATTAAAAACTTTTTGCGGTTAGTATCGGTAGCTGTCAAAAATTGCAAACTACTATTTGTCGATTGATATACTAATTGCTGAAAAGTCTTAAAGTCGATACCAATAAGTTCTTCAATTTGTTTAAAGGTATTAGTAGCAGTGTGGCTACTAATATCCTCATCATTTTTAAAGAGCTTAATTTTAATACCAGAGGCGCGCTCTGTAGATACTATGTACTGATCATTATCCACAGAAAAATGAAGGACAATAGCATAACTACTGTCAAGGAGACGATTAGGTATATCACTTTTCTTTACTCCCTTAGAGTTTTTATTATATAAAGCTTCTTCCATAATTAAAGGAATAGAAGATTTGCCATAGCCATTGGGTGCGATAATCTGAGTTAATGACTCTGTGCTAAGATCAATAAAGTTATCTTTACCGAAACTAAAGCACTTATCCCACTTGATTGATTGAAGTACTACCGTACTCATTAAACACCCCCATAATCTTAGTTATTTCAATATCAGGAAGCTCTTGAATATAGCGTAGATACTCAGTTAATTCTTCAGATACAGTCATTTTTTTACTTAAAACTAATGCAGTATCGCTACTTCGTTTAACTAATTTCTTATCTAAAAGTTCGCTGTTTTCAATCTTACTCAAGTCTTTAATATTACCTTCTAGCTCATAAATAGTATGATGAAAGTCAGTAGGAACCATATCGGCAGGATCAGATACTGTCTTACGAATAAGCTGAGGTAAGTTAAATGATTTCCACTGCCATCCCCAATCTAAGTCTACTAGTAGATACCCAGTCTTTACTTCGTCTCTATGAAAAGATGTTGTCATTGGACTGCCAGGATATACGATATTAGCTTGTGTATTCGAGTGTGAGTGTAGATCACCAGCAAATACTACTGGAAACTTCTCTAGCCACTCTAAGGGGATTTCTGGTTTAACGTGAGGAGGAATCTCCCCACGAACATGAGTAAATACTGGTAGTGCGTCTAGCGCATCCCAGGTTTCTTTCTTCTTGATAAATTCATAGGGTACGACATAAAAGCCTTCACCCTCATAAATATAATCAACCACAATTTCTACTAGTGGATTAAGTCTTTCTGAAACTTCTTTAAGTTCCGTGAAGAAGCTTTTTCCTTTTTTAGTAGCCTCGTGATTTCCTGTAGAGATAATTGTTTTCTTTTTCCGCTGAGATATAAACTTAAAATATAATGTAAGTTCTTCTAGGGTAGGAACCCTATCAAAAATATCTCCGGGAATAACAACTAAGTCAACTGCTTCTTCTGCTTTTAAAACCTGCTCAAAAAACATCTCATAACGTTTTAGTGCCCATTCTTTTGGCACATTTTTTTGACCGAGCTTTAAGTGAATATCTGCAATTACTAACATACTTCTCCGAATAAGAAGCCCAGGACATTATAAATGCCCTGGGCTTGCTTTAATTACTGTACGTCGAGTTCTGCTTCGACGCTTTCATCAATTGTATCTTCGTCGCCCTTTTGAAGCTTTTCTAGAAGTTCCTTTTGGGCTTCTGGAGTAGCTCGGACTAGAACTTCTTCGATGGTCTTTGAGGCCTCAATAGCAGCACGCTCTTCGGCGGTCACTGGACCCTTAGACTTATTGCACTTCATAGTCTGAAGTGTGTACTCTACATTGATTGGTAGAGGACCAGTCTTCTTCTTGCTGAACTTTAAAACCCAACCTGCGTCGAGGTCGGTAGGATCACCAAGATCTTCAATATTAGCCATGATCTGGTCAAAAAGCTTCTTCTTGAAGTTGAAGATTTTTGGTACACCATTATCTAGGCACATAATTGAATACGACCAACCACACTTTAGATCTGGATAAAATTCCTTTACCCAATCCTTCTGTGCGCGATCGAATGTTTCAGTTTCACGATTAAATTCTAGGCACTCAAATGGAAGATTCTTACCATTTGTACCCTTGATCCAGTACACATAACGTGCTAGGATATTACCGAAGAGACGAACTGAATTGTCTCCATCGAGCATCTTATAGGAGTCAGCCTTGTCCTTCTTTGCTGAACCCTTAACTGAACCGAAACTTAAGCCTGCCATTTTATTTCTCCTTTTGGTTTTTGTAATCTTCATAAAGGAAATGGATTTCATTTCTGTCAATATGAAGTAGTCTGTTTTTGTTTAAGTTGTCTTCCCCAACAGGGCTGTGGGACAAGTCGAGTGTTAATTTACCACTTGCTGAGTATTCCCCGGCGTTTCTAAAACTAGCAAGACCAATATAATCTGCTAGTTCTTTATCACGCCATTTATGTCTATAAGCTAATAGAGCATGAGGGTTTACTAAGAAACTGGACCCTGTAAAATCTTCGTAGTAGTACTTATATACTGGATCATACCTATTATAAGGCATACTAGTCTGTGTCATAGCTTTAAGAATAATCAATATTCTTTTTGAGCTTCCGCCAGAGTACTTAAGTATCTTCTTCCAATCATATAATAACATATTATACCTAAAAATGAGGTAAAAGTCAAGAACTATTTTATGAATTTCACTTCATAGCCTTCTTTCATGTAATGGCCCAAACGATTATTAAACTGCCTGGTAACTGTGTTACCCTCCAATTTAATATCAACAATTACGGGCTGTTGTTTACCTTCTTGCTCTCTAACAATACGACCAATAAGCTGCTCTAATAATGGCATATTATTTAGTGGAGTCCCTAAAATTAAGCAACTTAAAGGATTAATAGACAACCCCTCAGATACTAAACTTTGTGTTCCCCATACTTGGTTTATCTTTCCAGCAAAAACAGCCTCAATAATTGGGTCTCTATCCTTTACTTCTCCTATTAAGAGATCGGAAGGATTTTTAGAGTGTTCATTACAATATTTAAGAAACTCTACTCTATCAGAGACAGCCATAACTTTATGCCCGTCATTGGCATATTTATCTGATAATGCAATTACTAAATCTCTGTAGAGATATGACTCCATTAATACTGAGATTTTCTCAGCCCAAGATGCTCCCTGTCCATCTGGAAAATAAATTCCAGATTGTATAACATGAACGATAGGCTTCATTGTATTTTCTTTTTCTGGCCTGTATAGTTTTGAACCAAAATAATCTTTAAATACAATATGCTTTTGATCTTTACGCTCAATAGTACCAGATAAACCAATCTTATATCTAGAGAACATAGAGTCAATAACTTTAGAGAAGGTAGGACTAGACACATGGTGCATTTCGTCTAGAAGCACTAATCCAAACTCTCTGTTAATTGTCCCTACGTGCTTTACTAAGCTTTGTATATTTGCTACGACTACTGGGCTGTCAATGTTAAATTTTCCACTACCAATTACACCGGGTTTAATTCCGAGTGTATAGATAACTTCTTTTTCCCACTGACTTCTTAGTGCAACAGTATGTACTACAACTAAGGTTTTTTGTTTTAACTTTGAGGCAATTGATAGTCCGGTAAAGGTTTTACCATACCCGACTTTAGCATTAATAATACAGTTATCGACTACATCATCATGTATCTCTTGCTGACTTGGCCTAAGTTTATGTCTAAACTCAGGAAAATCTTCTATAGTATTATACGCTCGTTTATCTACTACTTCAAAGCTTTTAGGTATCAAATCAATTCTACCTACAGGAAAAGCTACTAGCATTTTTCCACCGGCTATATTGTAATTTATTACCTTTAGGTTTTTAATACTAATAAATTTTTCTGGTTCATTATACGACGGAATAGTATACGTAAGTTCTTTTTCTAGATGCCTATACATAGAAGGCTCTACCGTCATATAAATCTTATTGCTAATAATAGCTTTCATTTAATAAATCTCTAAGACTGAGTCTTCTGTGTAGTTAACACTAGTTTTTACACTAGTGCTAACCATTTACATTCTGTTTAAAATTTCTTCTTTTTTGATGATATAGCTCTTAACTAAGTTGCTACGAACAATATCTTCTTTTTGAAAATCTACGAAATCAAACTCATCCATATTCCTTAACACTTCGTAGAAATCTTCAAACCCATTTTTATATAAATCGGCCTGTTTAATATCTCCACAGAACATAATTCTACAATTATCATTTAATCGTGTGATAATTGAGTCTAGTTCGTGATAACTCATATTTTGAGTTTCATCCACCACAATAACTGCGTTTCTTAAATTTATACCTCTAATGTAAGAAGTAGAAGAAAAATGGACTAATCCTTTCTTTTTAAGAATATCATAGGCATCGCCTCTACCAAATAATTCAGATGCAATATCAATATAAGGTGCTTCGTAAATAGCAATCTTTTCAGCTTCAGTGCCCGGTAAAAATCCAGTATTCCTAGTAGGAACTGCACTTCTCATATAAACTAGTTTATCATAATTACCCGAGAACATTTCTTGATAAGCAATGTAAGAACTAAGGAAAGTTTTTCCTGTTCCAGCATACCCGCTTATTACTAAATTTTTATTACTATTTAATACTTGCGCTTGCCTATCATTTAAGGCGTTAATTTGGTTTACTCGAAAGTCCAGAGAGGGTTGGTTGCTTTGATACTTACCAGGCCCTTTTCTTTTATTACTACGCATATTTCCTCATACTCGTCTATACGAGTCTTTGCCCTTCTCTCTCGAGAAATCATATATCATCCAGGGAAGTCCCTTAAAATACAAAAGTCTAGCATATACTGCATCTCCATAAGGAGGACGTGGTACAGACATAGGATAATTTATATTTTTAAACCAAATAATAGAATGAGTATCTTTATATTCTACTTTTGATATTTTATGATGTATGAGAGGGCTATTTACAGTTCGTCTATATATAAATGGCGTACCATCACTATCTATAAATATTTTCTTACTACTTTGTATTAGTGAACTAAAGTCTAAGTAAGCTTTTTTAAGCCTATATAGATCAGTTCTACCACATTGTAATCGTCTTATACCTATACTAGGTCCTGGCATATTTTTATCATCTAAAACTCTACCATCTTCTATAAACAACATACCGTCCTGTCTATACCAATCTGTTGAGGGCAGAAGATAGACAGGAAACTTAATACTCTTTATATCTTGGAATTGTTTATACATTGAATTGCTAATGCCATT